ATGCTTGCCAATGCCCAAATCAAAAGTGCCCCTTCCCCTTCAGATGGCCGCAAAAGCTATAAGCTTTACGATGGAAACGGGCTCTACCTGGAGGTCACTGCCACGTCTAAGCGGTGGCGCTTCAAGTACACTATCCGCTACAAAGAGAACCGCCTTTCTCTCGGGCTTTATCCCGAAGTCAGCCTCAAGGATGCCAGAGACAAGGCGCGTGAGTTCCGCCTTCTGCTCCTGGAAGGCGTTGATCCATCCCAAGAGCGCAAGGCGCGTAAAGCTGAGGACAGGGCTCAAACCCGAGAAACGGTGGAGATCATTGGCCGGGAGTGGTTCGAGAAGTTCAAGAGCCAATGGACACCCGAGCACGCCGTCACTGTCATATATCGGATGGAGACGAATATCTTTTCTAAGATCGGGCCGCGTGCCATTAAGGACGTTGAGCCCCAGGAGCTGCTTGCTTGCCTACGGCGAATCGAGGCCAGGGGGCACTTGGAACTTGCCCGGAGGACAAAGCAGATATGCGGTCAGGTTTGGCGCTACGCCGTGGCCACAGGGCGGGCGCAAAGGGACATCACGGCTGACCTTCGGGGAGCCATCGCCCCGCCGATCCCGCGAAATTTTCCCACGATCGTGGATCCGGCCAAAATAGGCAAACTTCTGCGGGACATGGACAACTACCCCGGCTTTTTCATCACCAGGCAGGCCTTGCGCCTTTCACCCATAGTGTTTCTGAGACCGGGCAATTTGCGGCAAGCCGAATGGGCGGACATTGACCTTGAGGGCGCTTCGTGGCGAATCAACGGGGAGAAAATGAAGGGTCAGAAGGCGCGGAAGCGGCCCGATCACATCACGCCACTTCCGCGCCAGGCCGTCGAGATTCTGAAAGAAACGCAGGCCCTCTCCGGCCGGGGCCGTTACGTATTCCCCGCAAGGGGAAATTCGGGTGGACCCATGAGTGAAAACACGGTGCGCAGCGCTTTGCGTCGGCTTGGGTATTCCAACGAGGACATTGTGCCACATGGCTTCCGGCATATGGCTAGCACCCTCTTAAATGAACAAGGCTGGTCCTCGGATGCCATCGAGCGGCAGCTTGCCCATGTGGAGCAAAACAAGATACGGGCCGTGTACAACAAGGCTGAATTCTTGGATGAACGGCGGAAGATGATGCAGGCGTGGGCAGACTATCTCGATATGTTGCGTAATAGAGAATTATTATGAGGTGCGACATGAAATTATTTGGAGAGTATGACTTTAATGAGATACCAGAAGATCGACAAGTAAAAATTTATGAAGAAGTAATTGATGCTTTGAACTGTAGGTTTGGTGAAGTTAGAAATTTAAAATTGTGGATAGATATGGAGGAAGACGAACCGTATGGAAGAATATGGTATGCACTTGTTTCTTTTTTAGAAATTAATAACGCAGCGAAGCCAAGCCTTAAAGAAACAAGGACGAGGCTCGAAGGTATGTATAATGCTGCGATTAAGCTTCGTAATTTAGGGCTTGGAAGTGATTTTGATATGAAACCAGGAAAAATTATTAATTACCCAGAAGGTTTTCATGACTATTGGGAGACATTCAGTGATGCTTGGGCAGAGTGGGCAAAGAAAAAGGGTTTTTCTCCTAGAGATTGGGGACCAGGTGTTTTTAGTACAGAAATTTCACGACTTGTAGAAGTGCTTGAGATTGCGATTAAGGACGTTTTGCCACCAAAAAAAGGAAATAAAAATGATAACTATCCGGAGACGTATTCTCCTTTAGATTTATTAATAAGGCATTTATTTGAGTTTTATTATATGTATTTGAAAAAAAAATATGTCCAGATAATGGGTCCTATGGAATATATTGATGATATAAAAAGAAAGGCGATGGGTACACCGCAAGATCCAGGCTCTTTTTTTCTTTTTGTACAGGATATTTGTAAAGCGCTACAGCTTGGACAAGGTGAGAGGCCAGATTTATTGCGGAAAAAAATGTATGACGTAATAAATAAGATAAAAAAAACAAATCAAAACGTGAAAATGATGAAAAACTAACTTTTACGTTTTGGACATTTCCTAAAAAAAACGGAATCAAATGGTCGGTTGCATACAGAACCGACCGCAAAGGCCTGTTCTGAGCAATCAGGGTGGGCTTTTTTATTTTAAGGGCTCTGAGGCTCCAAGGTCGTCATCAAAAAGATCGTGAACGCTTACGCAAAGGGCTCGGGCAACTCTCTCCAGCGTACCAAGTTTGCATGTTTCAATCCTGTCCCTAGCGGCAATTATGGTGAGGTGGCTAAATCCATGTTTTTCAGCAAACGGCTTTATCCGCAAGGACTTAGAATCCATTATTTTTTTGACGTTACTTGTGAGCATAGCTCCTCCTTAAATAAAAATTGTGGTATACTGTAGCATAATTTTATTGACACTGTCGGTATGCTAGAGCATACCAAAACAAAGGTAAGCCAAGGCATACCAAGAGTGTCCGGAAGTTTGGCTAATTATTAGCAGCAAGGGGGGTAAATATGAATGAAGTCAGAGGATTGCGATTTTCAGACTTGCCAGACGAGGCGTTGCTTCGATTTTCCGAATTCGAAAACCTGATCCCGTTGGGCAAGTCGGCGTGGTGGTCGGGAGTGGCGGAAGGGACTTTCCCGGCACCCGTCAAGCTGGGGCGGACAAGCGCCTGGAGGGTACGGGATATCCGGCGTTTACTGAACGAAGGGACGCCTCAGAAGTTGGCCGACAAGAGGAGGCGAACATCATGACAGACGGCACGGTTCCGGCCCGGAAAGCGCGGCCAGTGGCTATCGCGTTGATTGAGGCTTTCGACCGATCCATGACCATGTCCGACCTGCACGACTTGGAGAATGACGACTTAGTCAGGTTCGCCGGGATTGCTCTCCACTGGGAACAGTTGGCCGCCAAGGAAAAGGATCGGCGGCGGGCGGGGCGGGCATGAAGCCGCGTAAACCTGCACCGCTGCCACTGACTGAAGGGGTCTGGCGTGAATTGTTGAGGAAACATGCTCCGAGAGTTCGGGGCGTGATCGTGAACGGGCGTCCACACATCATTTTAACAGAAGCAGCCAGGAGGGAAGCATGAGCGTCGCAAAGAATACAACTGAGGAAGTTAACACCGCTATGCTTAAATTTAGATTGGAGCAAGCAGCAAGAATAATGATGCAATGTGCGGATACAATTGGCCTTTTAAATTCATATGGCAAAGAAAACATGCGTCCAAAGTCACACTTTGGCGCTATGCAAGGTCAGATCGATGAACTCGCCCGGGAAGTATATTCGATCGAAGAGTTTTTAGGGGTAGAAATATGAACAAAATCCTTGGCCCGCTTGGGCAGGCTATACTTGAAGCCCACACTCAGAGATACCCTGACGGACTCGTGACCACCAAGGAGGCGGCCGGAATCCTGCGGCTTCGTCCTTCCTATCTGGAAACTCTTCGATGCAAGGGCGGCGGGCCTGAATACGTTCGCCATGCTCGTAGGGTTTTTTATCAACTGCGCACGCTTGTTGAGTGGGCGGAAAGCAGAATGGAGATTCGGCAGTGAGGGCGACGACAAAAAAAGCACCCCTTCAAGATGGAAAAGCTAGCTTGAAGGGGTGCACACAATGAAGGAACCTTAACCTTTCGCCAAGTTACCCAGACCCGACGACCTTCCTATCAAAGAGGTGAACCATATATGCTCCGCCACAACACAAGTGACAAGCGCAAAGATACTCCGTTCATGCGCAAAAAACCATCATCGAAGAGCAACCGCTAGGAGTTAAGCATGGCGGACTTCAGAATTGATGTTGGGTTTTTTACTCACGCCAAAACTAAGCGTCTTAAACGAGCCCTTGGTTTGGAAGGGGTATACTCGCTGTTGCAGCTCTGGGCCTACGCCGCCCAGAACGAACACGGCCCCGAAAAAATCTATTCCGCCGATGACATCGAACTAGCCGTGGATTGGAGTGGCGAGCTGGGATCTTTTGTCTCTACTCTGGAGTTGGTGGGCTTCCTCGACGTGGCCACCGGCGGGTATTCAATCCATGAGTGGGAAGTCCACAACGGCTATGCAGCCAACGCGGCCAAGAGATCCGAAGCGGGGCGCAATGCGGCAAAAGCCAGGTGGCAAAAACGGATCAAGTGCGGAAACGATGCAGGCGCATTGCCGGAGCAATGCGGAAACGATGCGGACGCATTGCCTAAAGCATGCAACGGCAATGCCCCATTCCCTATTCCTATTCCTGTCCCTACTCCGAAGGAAGAAGAAAATATTATGCACGCGAGGGGGAAGAGAGCTTACGGCTCAGGCGACGAAGCCACTTACAAGACGAAAAAAGGGCGAAAGCTAACCGGTAAGAAGCTGCAGCAGTTCGACCGCTTTTGGACCGCCTTTGCCTACCAGAGGGGAAAAGCCGAGGCGGCGGACGCCTTTCTGGACATCCAAGGCTTCAACGATGAACTGCTCGAAGTCATCGTCACAGCAGCGACAGCAGAGGCCGCGTCAAGGACAACTGCCTTGGCCCAGGGAAAGACGCCCAAGATGGCGCAGGGCTGGTTGAGTTGCAGACGGTGGGAGGACGAGGCCCTAGACTCTACCCCTACCGTAGCAAGCCAAGTGGCGGCAATGCGTGCCGCCAAGGGAGGGCTGCAATGACCGACGTCGAGTTTGTACAAGCCGTGAACCAGATCAGAGGCTTTCTTGGCTACCAAGGGAACTTGCAGCCCCATGTGCTGGCGGCGATGCACGGAAAGGTTCAAGGCATCCCGAGCGAGGCAGTGCCTTACATCGTTCGGCGGATCACCGACGAAGCCGAGAGCCTACCCCGCAACCTGCCGAAGCTCTTTCGCGAACTGCACTGCCAGTGGCTGACAGAGAACCCGCAAAGGGCAACCTCAGCCCAAGAGCACTACTGCGGCCAGTGCTATGACGGGATTCTGTGGCTCCAACGTGGCGACGTCACCGGCGCCATTTTCTGCGCCTGTTATCGGGGGAATCCCGGCCAAGTAGGGAAGACCACTTTGGCGACCATGCGGGATCAGGGATGGACGCTGATTGACCTGACGGGCCACGGCACCCCTGCAATGCGCGAAGCCATGAATAACCAGCTCCACAACGCCAGGATGGACTACAGCCACCCTGACTACAGACGCGCCAACCACTACGACTACGAAGACACCCCCTTCGCATAGCCAACAAGGAGAACGCAATGAACCTGACCGTCAACGCTACCTTTACCGAGTTTCAAAGCGGAATGAACGAGGCCGTGGCCGAACTGGAAAAGCTGGCCCAATACTGCCGTGGCCGCGTGGCAATCTTCAAACGTGCAGCTCGCAGGCTGTAGGAGGCGACCATGAAAACAAAGAAGCCGGACTTTATTAAAGTTATCAGCGTGTCGATATCATTGTACAATCTTGAAAAGAGGCTATCAAAACTGACTTTGCCACCAGGCTTTGAGGACGCAACCAAGGATCTTCGAGCCCAACTTATCGCCACTGCCGACAGACTCGGGAAGGCAGCGGACGTGCTGGAAGCTGAGCTCATAGCCAACAATCCCGACTACGCGGAAATGGTGCGCAAGCGCGCCCGATGATGCAAACAAAGGCGCGGCATCGTGGGTCCTTTCCCGGACCCGAGCCGACAGGGGTCGCAATGGGCGCGATGTCTCGCCATGCAACACTTTGAAACAAAATTGAGACAAGAAATGATGCAAATGCAGCAACTTATGATTCAAGTTCCAGACAATGCGGCGTCTGGTGCTGCGTTGCCCAATTATAACCGACTTTTTCAATTTCTACTCTCCAAGGGCTGGAACTGTACCAGGGCAACGGTCTACCGGCACGCCAAGGCCGGGAGAATCCGGACCAACGACGCCGGGGAATTCCCCATGGATGCCGCCCTGGAGTATGCCCGCGATCACTGGCAGCTGGTGAATCCCGCCCTTTCAGTTCCCGAGGCAAAGCCCGGGCTCATGCCCGCAAGCATGAGCGACCTATCCCGACCCTTCGAAACCGGTGGAGATGTAGGACTCGACGCCGCCCTTGTCCGGCTTCGTCAATCAGAGGTTCTTGGCTATCAAAAGTGGATGGACGAACCGTCTCCTCAGACCTTCAAAAGCTACAGCCAGTCCGTTGAGCTGCTTCGGAAGGTAGAAAAGAACTTGCTGGATCTTCAGAGGGAGCGCCGGGAGCTCCTAGCCAAGGACGAAGTGAAGACCTGGCTGTTTCGACAGATCATCAGCGCCAAGGCCACGTTGACCAATCTTCCCGGCAAGCTTGCTCCTCAACTGGAGGGGCAGCCTTGGCCAAAGATCCAGCAGAAGCTGGAAGAGGAAATCCAAAGTGCTCTCGCAAAACTTTCATCGGACATTGACGCCCCTATGGATGGAGGCCTGGAAGCCTCCGGCGAACCTGAACCCGTGGCAATGGGCGGAGGCCAATCTTGAACTGTCCAACCGCGCCACAGCCTTTCCCGGTCGCTACAGCACCGAGCAGACGCCATACGTCCGAGATGTGTTGGAAGCCTTCAAGGATCCCGCAATACGACAGATCAGCTTGTGCTGGTCGGCCCAGAGTTCAAAAACCATGACCATGCTCGTCATGCTGGGCTATGCCGTTGACCAGGACCCCGGCCCCGTCCTCCTGGTGCAAAGCTCCATGGATGCGGCCAGGAGCTTCAGCAAGAACCGCCTGCAGCCCTTACTTGAAGATTGCGCAGCCCTTGCTAAGCACAAGACCGGGGATAGGTTCGACTTTTCAGCGGTGGAAATGCGGCTTGATAACTGCAGCATCTATCTGCAGGGAGCTGGTAACCCTGCCCAGCTTGCCAGCCGTCCTATCCGGTTCCTATTGGCCGACGAAGTGGACAAGTGGCCGGACGAATCCAAGAAAGAGGCCGACGCATTGAGCCTAGCCATGGAGCGCACGAAGTCCTTCAGGAACCACAAGGCGATCCTGGCCAGCACACCAACCATCGCCCGTGGTCCGATCTGGAAGGCTTTCGAATCCGGAGACCAGCGGCGCTATCACGTACCATGCCCACACTGCGGAGCGCTTTTCGTGCTGCAGTGGCAACAGGTCAAGTGGACTGAAGACCGGGACGCCAACGTTGTGCTGGATCAGACATGGCTGGAGTGCCCGCACTGCCAAGGCATAATCACCGAGCGCCACAAGTCCGCCATGCTGGAGGCCGGACAATGGATCCCCGGCAACCCTGCTGCTCCGGCGGATCGAATCAGTTACCACTTGTCGGAGCTATATTCCCCCTGGACTACATGGGGCAGCTTGGCTGTTAAGTTCATGCGGGCGACTAAAGAAGCCAAACAAGGAAACACCGGTAGCCTGCACAACTTCGTCAACAGCAGCTTGGCCGAACCTTGGGAAGACCGGCAGCAGTCCGCCAAAGAGCCGGAAGCCATCCTGGCGCTTGAGGTGGACCTTCCTGCAGGCGTGGTCCCTCCAGATGCCGTGGCATTGACTGCAGGCGTTGATACCCAGGACACAGGCTTTTGGTTCACCATTTGGGCATGGGGCCAGGAATTGACCGGCCACCTGGTGAGAGAAGGTTTCGTTCCGGATCTGCTGGTTCTGGACTCCGTATTGTGGGCTGCCCGATATCAAGACCAGGACGGGCGAAGTCACCCTGTCCGGTTGGCACTGATCGACAGTCAAGGACACCGCACGGCAGAAGTCTACGACTGGTGCAGGCAGCGCCCATGGAGCAGGCCACTTAAGGGCGAACAGCATCTGAGTGGTGCGCCTTGGGCTTCAACCATGCTGGACAAGATCCCCGGTCGTGACGGCAAACAGTACCCAGTCCCCGGCGGTCTGCAGCTGATCAGGGTGGACACGAACCACTTCAAGACGCTGCTATCCGGAAAGTTGGCCGTAGGCGCCGGAAATCCCGCCGGCATGACCCTGCACAAGGACCCCAGCGCAGACTTCATCAAGCACATGAGCGCAGAATACCAAGACGAACGCGGCATCTGGAGACAGCCAGGGCATAAGCGTTGTGACCTTTGGGACTGTAGCGTTTATGGCCTTGCGGCAGCAGAACTACTTGGCGTCCGCTATTGGCACCAACCACAAGAGCAAATTGTACAACCCAACCCGAAGCCCGTTGTAGCAACGAGGATAAACAACCTATGGTAGCATTGAACAGCAGGTCCATGGCCAAAGCCGAAGTTATCAAGCCCAGCACGAACCTTTCCGGCCTGGAGGAAATCTCGCAGTACGCCAGGCGAAGCAAAGCTACAGTGCTGGACTGGATCAAAAACGAAGGTTTTCCGGCTGCAAAGCTGGGGCACGTCTGGGAGTCAGACAAAGAAATGATCGACCAGTGGAAAAGGGACAGAATCGACATGTCTAGGCGTGCCGCGCAGGCAGCAATAGCGCTCCAACCTCGGAAGCGTCAAAAACTGTCAATCGCAACAAAGCAAGAAAGATGGTAATTTAACACTCTTCCTAGTTCAAACCGCGCAAAATTAGCCATTTCCCAAAAAAGAGGGCCGTAAGAGATTCCCATTAAAGGAGTCATTTATGGCCTTCACTACTTGGAGAGATCTGCTCGCACAGCTCAAGAACGATCTTGCTTCCGGGGACTGGATCACCCGGAGCTATACCGTCGACGGCGTTACCCGTGAATTCCGCAGCGCAGCCGAATTCATGGCCCTGCTCCAGGAAGTGGAGCATCGGGCGAATATGGAAAATCTGTCCACCCGGCCCTTGGGTAGAACCTACGCCAGGAGCGTGTCATGATTGGGCAAGTGGTGGACAATCTGGTCGGAGTTTTCAATCCTAAGGCTCAACTTTCAAGAATGGCGGCCCGGGAATTGATCCAGGGCAAGCGTCAATACGCGGCCGCAAAGGCCAGCGCCGGGGGCTGGAGCCCGATTGACTCAGACGCCAACACAGAGATTCGCACCAGTTCTCCCCAGGTCCGAAGCCGTGTCCGGCAGCTTGTCCGCGACTTTCCATATTTTGGCCGCGCCATTGACGTGCTTGTAGCCCTGACCGTTGGCCAGGGTTACGTCCTGCAATCCTATGCCCTGGCTGGCGAAGATGGAAACAGAACCGCCCGTTCGGCCATTGAAGACGCATTCAAAAGATGGGCTGACCAAGCCGACATCTCCGGTAAACTCACGTTTCACGAGCTTTGCCAGTTGGCCAAGCGCCAGGAATGTGAATGCGGGGAATTCTTTCTGATCAAACGGCAATCCCCGGACGCCAAGCGCTTTATCCCTTTTTGCCTGCAGGCCATTGAGGCGGACCGATTGACCGCCCTTGGTACCCCGGTTGTCCGAACCAACGAGATTGACCAGGGCGTGGAATTCAACCCCGAGACAGGCGAGGTTCTGGCCTACTGGTTCGAGACCGACAAGAGGCCCATGCGGGTGTCGGCGGCTAACGTTGTCCATGGCTATGTCGTTCAGCGGCCCGGCCAGCTTCGAGGCATCAGTCCTTTTGCTCCAGGCGTGTTGGCGGCCCGTGAACTTGGCGAATACTTGGCAGCCGAGATCGAGGGCGCAAAAATGGCCGCCAAGTATCTTGCTTTCATCGAATCCCCGGATCTGGGTGCCTTCCAGGAAATGCGCGGAGTAGCCCCAGGAGCTTCACCCCGCAACGAATACTTGGAAAACGCGGTGCTTGAATATCTTCGGCCAGGCGAAAAAATCAACTTGGCTGCCCACAACCGCCCCGGCAACAATTTTGACCCATTCGTCCGCCTTGTCCTGCGTATGCTCTCCGTTACCACCGGAGTTCCCTACGAGCTTTTGTCCGGCGACTACACCGGCATCAATTATTCAACTATGCGGGTTTGTCGCAACGACTTGACCCAGATTTTGAAGATTCACCAGGGCCGCATGATCGGGCATCTCTGCACCCCTGTCTTTCGAGAAGTTCTCCGCCAAAGCGTATTGTCCGGCCGCCTGCAGCTGGCCGGATATTGGGCTGATCCTTCTCGCTACAGCCAAGCAAAATGGGTCTCTACGGGCATGGAATCGATAGATCCCCTGAAGGAAACAAAGGCCCATGTGGACCAACTGGAAAGTCTCCTTCGTTCACCTCAGGAAATAGCCGCTGCCAGAGGCAGGGACTATGAGGAGCTGCTGGACGAAATCAAGGAAGCGGAAAGCATGATTGCAGAGAGAGGCCTTTCACGCGGTGAAGTCTCAACAGTACTAGCCGGGAATCCGGCCGTCATTGAGGAAGAAGAATGAAGCAAAGGACAAAACTGACGCGCATGAAGGAAATCAGCCCCTGTCTTCGTTTGGAATCGAGATGCGCAAGAGGTTCGCAAAAAAGCAGAGTAATGTGGTCCATTTTCTTGGCCTGGAGCTCAAAAACGAACCCTCGCAAAGCATCTTGTCTTGACCAGTGAGAAGCCGTGTCTTGGGCAAAATAACGTCAACCATTGGGTTACTTCATGAGCGACAACAGCCGCATTGACTCATTTTACAAAGCAAAAGCCATGGAGGCTTTGGGATGAAACTGACAACCAGAAAAATGCAGCTCGCTGCGGGGCCTGAAACACTGAATCCCGAGGCCCGGCAGGTTCAGGCGACCATGGCCACGGAAAATCCTGTACGGGTCTATGATTGGGATCTTGGTGTGGTGAATGAGGTCCTGCTCATGAGCGGCGCTACCTACCCGGTACAAGTGCCCCTCTTGGATTCCCACGACAGAAGCAGCGTTGAAACGGTCCTAGGCAGCGTGTCCGCAATTATGGTGCAAGGATCGGAGCTTGTTGGCCTGGTGGAATTCTCTTCAGTTCCCCGAGCCCAAGACGCCATGACCAAAGTTCAGGAAGGCCACCTCACAGACTTTTCAGTTGGCTACGCGGCAGAGGAATCGGTCTGGATCCCTGAAGGGCAGTCCACGGCCGTTGACGGAAGAATTTTTCAAGGCCCGGTCAAGGTCGCGACCAAGTGGACCCTGCGGGAACTTTCCATCACGCCCATAGGTGCGGACAGCCAGGCCAAAGCAAGATCATTGGAGACTCACATGGAAAAGAACGAAATTTTGGAGCAGGAACGCTCCCGGGTAAACGAGATCATGGCCCTTGGCCAGGAATTCGACACCATGGACAAGGCCAGAGCGGCCGTGAAGAACGGCCAGAGCGTCCAGGAATTCCAGACTCTGGTTCTGAAGGACATGAAGGAAAGCAGATCTCAGGCCCCAGGCTTTCAGGTTGAGGCAGGCTTGACCGAGGGCGAAAAGTTCAGGTCGGCCGCTCAGGAATCAATCCTGGTGCGTGGTGGCCTGGTCATGGCCACCGAAAACGACTTGGCCGCCCTGACCCTTCGAGAGTTGGCGCGGGAATGCTTGATCCGCTCCGGACAGCGCAGCATCGGGCGCAACCTTCCCGAGATGATCGGCCGCGCCCTGACAACGAGCGATTTTCCCAAGATTCTGGCTGCCAGCGCCAATAAGTCCCTACTCATGGGCTACGAGGCTTCCGGCGAAACCTGGATGCAGTGGTGCGCCACGGGTAACGCCAACGACTTCAAGACCCATTCCGTGGTCAGACCCTCGGAAATGAGCGACCTGGAAGAGGTACCCGAAATGGGCGAATACACCCACGGCACCAGGGGCGAAGCGCAGGAACAGTACAAGATTGCCACCTACGGCAAGCTGTTTGCGATCAGTCGCCAGGCAATCATTGACGACGACCTGGACTCCTTGACCACCATCCCCCTTGCCCATGGCGAAGCCGCCGGCCGCAAGGTGGGAGACGTGGCCTATGTCGTTCTGACCGGCAACGAGACCATGGGCGACGGCAAGGCCCTCTTTCACTCGGACCATTCCAACTTGGCCGGGACCGGCGGCGCCGTAGCTATTGCCACCTTGGCCGCTGGCATTGCGGCCATGCGCAAGCAGAAGGACATCCTTGGCCTGCGCTCCCTGAACATCCGGCCTCAGTTCTTCCTGGCCCCGGTTGCTCTGGAAGGGACTTGCGAGCAGCTCTTTTTGAGCGCTCTGGAAGGCACCCAGGTTGCCCCGGGCAAAGCCAACCCTTACGCCGGGAACTACTTCACCCGCGTCTATGACCCGCGCCTGGACGATGATGACGCCAACGCCTGGTATCTGGCCGGTCCCAAGGGCAAGACTGTGACCGTCTTTTTCCTGAACGGAAACCAGGTGCCCTACCTGGAGAGCCGCGAAGGCTTCAACGTGGACGGCGTGGAATACAAGGTCCGGATCGATTGCGGCGCCAAGGCCGTTGATTGGCGCGCTGTCTACAAGAATGATGGTGACTCTTAATCGAGGGACACTCCTGTTCGTAGTGGAGCTGTTGGAGGCGGCACGGACAGGAGTGACCTACACGGCCAAGCTCAAAGCCTCCTGTCCTGCCTGCGGCCAGCAGCTCCAGACTACAAGGACAATGCCCTGGTCCGGATGTTTTCGGACCAGGTACCACAAATGCACAAATGCGGACTGCATGCTGTCCATGCTCGGGCAAAGCATCAAGTCCATTGAGGAGATTTGATCATGGCGAAGAACTATATTCAGGAAGGCAGAGTCATTCCCTTCACCGCCGGTGCCGATGTTGATTCGGGACAGGTCGTAGTTGTCGGATCCTTGGTTGGCGTATCCATGACCGACGTGGCCAACGGAGCCGCTGGCGAAATGGCAACCGAAGGCGTCTTTGACGTACCGGCCGCCGCTGCAGCCATAACCGTAGGCGCTCCGGTCTACTGGGATGCGGACGGCGATCCTTACGGCGGGACAGCTGATTCCGGCGCTGCCACGGCCACGGCCACGGATAACACACTTATGGGTCACGCTATCGCAGCCAAGGCCTTGAACGGCGGCACTGTCCGTGTGAAGCTGGGCCGATAAATTTTTCAGAACGCAACCAGGCCCCGCAAGGGGCCTAGCCATCCAAGGAGAAGAACATGATAAATTCTGAATCTCTAAACATCTCCGGCAAAGACATTAATGTGCGCGAGATGAGCACCAAAGACGTCGACGATTATATCCAGGGCCGCGCCAAAATGACCCTGGTTCCCATGGTTGATATGCTCATGGGTAGCTACATCACCTCAGACGTTATTCTGCTCTGCACGGACATGACCGAGGCCGACTTGTTGGGTAGCTACCCTTCTGACATCGACAAGATCATCAAGAAGATTGAGGAGCTGAACCCTTTCTTCGCCCGGCTGGCAAAAAGCGCGGTGTCTCAGCCGGATGTGGATCAATAAGGACCGCGTGCGCGATGCTGCAATTAAGGGGCGTGTCCGCCCCTTGGGACCTGGGATTCACATACTTTAAAACCCTTTTGGAAGAGGCGGGGAATGGCCAGCAAGCAACATAAAGTCGAGTGGACGCTAAAGGTTGGAGCCGAGGGAGGGGCGGAAATAACCGCCCTTCAGCGAGACCTAAAGGCCCTCGGGCAAATAGACTCTTTCACAAAGTTGAAAAGGCAAACCGGCGAAGCCGAGGCTGCATGGAAAACTGCAACCGACAAGGTTGCTGAGCTGGCCCGCGCAATGAAGACTGCCGAGACTCCGACCAAGGCTATGGCCACAGCCCTTGACCGAGCTCGCGCACAGGCTGGAAGGCTAAAGGATGAGTTTATTCGGCAAAGGGGCGCACTTAACGATCAAAGAACGGCCTTGCGTGACGTTGGGGTCAGCACCACAAACCTTTCCAATGCCCAGGCCGAGCTCAAGCGCCGGATTCAAGAGCAGAAGACTATAGTTGAGCAAGCAGCGCGAGCCCAGAAGGAATTGGGCAAGGCCCAACAGGGCACTGCTATTGCCATACGGGACCATGTCACCAATACGCAGTCCGCAACCGGGGCCCAGAAGGCCCTTAATGCGGAACTGGACCAACAGTCCCGGTTATCGGCTGGCGTTGTTACCGGGATTAAAAATATCATCGGGGCCTATCTCGGGTTCCAAACAGTACAGGCAATCCTGTCCTCAATCTACCGCGTCATGGTCGATACGAGCACTGCCAATTTTGCGCTCGAAGCTTCGACCATGGCCGCAAACCGCGAATTCTCGAACACGGCAAGCGTTGCGCAGTGGAGGCAGGCCATTCGGGAGGTTTCTGCAGAACTCAAGATTTACAGCGAAACAGCCCTGACAAATGCGGCCGCCAGGACTCAAGATATGACCAAGCGTCTTGGGCTGTCCTATGACCAAATGGTTGAGGTTCTTCGGCGCGCAGGAGAAATGGCAGCCGGAAGGAACTTGGGCATTGAAGAGTCGGTCGAGCGCGTCACCGCTGCGCTGCGAGGAGAAGCTGAAGCTGCAGAGTACCTTGGGCTGACCCTGAATGAGACCGCCGTCAAGGCCTGGCATGAAGCGCATAACGTCCATAATATTGTCTATAAAGACCTGACCGAAATGGAAAAGGCCCAGATCCGCTACAACCTTCTACTGGAACAAACCGACGCGTCATTGGGCCGTGCTGCAAAAAATACAGAAGTTCTTGCAGGCGCATGGAAGAACTTGAAAGCAGTCTATTCGGACAGCGCGTCTAAGGACCCTGTCGTAGGAATGTTTGAAAGCGCTGGCACTGCGATTTTGAACTTCTTCGCAGCTGAAGAAAAGGCCTGGCAGACCTTCTGGACGGGCATCGATCTTTCAAAGCAAAAGCTCCTCGACTTCAGCGCATTTGTCAAAGCTGACAGCGAGACTCGCGAGAAGATGGTTGTGGAGGCTGAGGCGAGAAAAACGGAAGCTCAAGACAAGACCTTGTCGGCGGAACAGCAAAGGGTCGACACGATCAAAGAGATGGAGGGCGAACTGTCCCGTCTAAGGTCGGAAAAATGGGACGAGTGGCTTGCTAAAACACAGTCCTCTCTGGAGGCCGCCCTCAAGAAGGAAGAGGAGTACACAGAGCAACTCAAGTCCTTGGCCAAGCAGCGGCTTGACGAACAGAAGACCACTGACGAGCTCGTGCGCGAGGTGATGCGCACTACCATGACAGCAGGCGAACTTTATTATGACAAGCTCGCCGAAGCACGTGACACCCTGAGCGAGGCGGCCAAGGCAAAGGCGGAAGGCGACTCAAAACAGGCCACGGAGCTTTACAACGAGGCTCGCCGCCAATTCTCCCAGCTCAGCCGTGAAGTAAAGGACGGGGAGACAACGATTGTTTCCGCTGCGGAGGCGTCCAGCACCGCTATTTCAGGGATCAAAGAAGCCGGACAAGGCATCCAAGAAGCCCTCGCGTTCATGGAGGATGGAAAACAGGTGGACTTGGCCAAAGCTCAAGCCGAAGTCGCTGACCTCAGAGACAGGATTCAGGAGATAAAAGACGCTCACGAAAAGATCAAAGTGCTCGAAACTGAGCTCAAGGCGAAAGACCTCGCAACGCCAGTTCTCGAGAATATCCAAAAAGAAATCGCCAAAATTAAAGACAAGACGGTCACAATTACAACCATTCACAAAGATGAATATCCGGGACGCGCTACAGGGGGCCGCATTCCAGGCTACGCATTCGGCGGCCGACTGCCGGGCTATTCCCTAAAGGATAACATGCTCGGCATGATCCGGGGGCGCACTCCGATTGCGCTCGCGGGCGGCGAAGACGTAACCAACGCCTTTTCGTCTCGCGTCATATACCGGGATGCGCCGTGGCTGCTCCCTGCGCTGAATCAAGTTAGGTCGAGCATAGACCTGCAGGCCGTCTTGCAAAAAATTAAAGGGCTCGCAGATGGTGGCCGTGTGCCAAGGGCGAGAGTTGACCTATCCGGATTTCCTGGGAGCATGCGGGGGCTGGCTAGTGGTGGCATCGTGAAAGAGTCCTACCGCTTCACGTTCGCGTCAGCTGGCCAAGAGGCGACCATTACCACAACGAGCAGGCCGGAGGCCGAAGGGCTTGCGGCGCTGGCCAGGGCTATGACTAAACACAAGCTCGTGCATGGTGGATGACATATATAGGCTGCCCTGGTTGGCTGGTATCAGGAAAGCCTGCGCCCGTGGATGGTTTGAACCTCCGGTCCACGGGCGTTTTTTTATCAGGGCACGAAGTGGGGCAGTATTGTTTTTATGTGAAGAAAATACTTAGAAAAATTAAATGGATATGAGTAAAATATTAAAGACACCCTCTCCGCCATTTAAATAATTCAAGGGCCTGGATGTAAAAATCCAGGCCCTTATTCTTTTTCAATGGTCCACTGCAAAGCCTCATCCACCTGCTGGATCATTTCACGCACTGTCCGTGCGTCAACATCAACGGTGGCGGCTGCGGCCTGCAGATCCTTTTCGGTAATGTTCAGCCCTTTGTTGTTCACCATGCAGGTCTGCTCCCCGTTGATACCTTCGGAAGGGTTCAGGTCATAAACCGGGGCCATGCGCCACTGATTATCCTTGTCCAGCAGGAAGGAAAAGTTTTTGGAATGATCGTCCTTGTTGCCGGAACGCACGTTGAACACCATGAGGCGGACCATCTTTTGTACTTCGCGCATGTCCTTGGTGAGCAGCAGTGTCAGGCGCAACAGACTTTCATAGGTTGGCGACGGTTCGCGATGCGAGGCGTGCAGCAGGCCGCAGGCGGTGTGCACATGCGCTTTCATGCCCTGCATTCTGTCAAAGCGTTTGACGCCAAAGTAGCCTGGTGTGGTCTCGGACGGGAAGAGATGGGTCTCAGGCATATCGAGCCCGGCTTCTCTGGCGGCGATGGAGTAAGTATATTCCATCAGCCCGGTATCTGGTGACTCGTGCGCGGAGCGAAATTTGATCATCCAGGGCTCTCCAGCCGCGCCTTGAGGCGCAATGCAATAATCATCGGCAACGTTCACCAGAATTTTGGGCCTGGCCCCGGCGGATGAGCCATTAAGCTGTATGAGTCTGTCCAACTGGTTTGCATCCACAGGGGCGTCACGCAAGACCGTGAGGGATTCTTCGGCCAGCGCATCCAATTCCGCCACAGAAACAACCTCATCGGCCCGATCACTTGCGGGGGTATACTCGAGTGCCCCCATGCCATGCGTGCCCACCATGGCAAGACGTTGCAGAGGCAAACAGGCATGCAGAGACGTGCCTTTCTTGCGCAAGACCCTGTCCAGCAGGAGCAGCCCCCATCCGTCCGGCAAACTGTCGGCAAAGACACCGAACAGACCGTCAAAGGTGCGCTTGGGGTCTTCCTTGACCTCCGGGCTTAGGGGGAGTTTAAACGGCGAGATGTTGATGCCAGAATCGAGGAACTCCGGTGCATACTGGAACAGTATGGTGCCGCCCTGTTCGGCAAGCTTGCCCACATAGCGGCGTTCGCCATGAGCATGTAGATGGACATCAAGATTCAT